GGTTTATGATCGTCAGTGTAAATTTTTAAAGACGGGCAATTTTTTTCATTCATCAGTAAATAAGCTTTTAACAATTCGCTCATATATTTACTCCTTATTTTATCCCCTTACACCACTAAATTTTTTCATCCACGATTCATCAGAAAAATATCTTGTACTATCTAGAAATCTTCTGGCTCGCATTTGCTTCATTGTCGGTTTTTTTGGTTTACTTATTGCCCACTTATCATTATTTATTTTGACATTGTAATCTAATCGGCAAGCCTTACTGCAAAAAACACGTCTCTTATAGAAATCAGAAAATTCCTTTTGGCAATGCTTACAGTTAAATTTCTTTAAGACTTTTTTGGTTGCTGTTTGCTTTTGTTTTACGGCGTGAACGTTTTCCCAGTTCTTTTCTGAGATACATACATGCATTCCATTCCAAAAAATCATAGTGCATTTATTGCATTGTCTTGGGTAGTTTGTCATTAAATCTCGAATCCACAATTGGGACAATTTTTCTTCTTTTTCTCTTGTGTTTTTTGCTCTTCTAAAATCTCCTCGGCTTCTTTGCATGTGCCTAATAACTGTTCTTCTGTAAATCCATAATTTAAAAGATCAAGGGGCTCCCATTCATTGGCAAGAATATCGTAGTCCCATGCCCCTTGATGAAGATTTAGGCCAATACATAGCTCGTCTACTTCTTTTTCGGATAGTTGTCTAGTCGCTAACCAGCATTCCACTGATTTGACTTTATTTTTTTTTAGGTATCGGATTCTTTGGTGACCACCGATAATCGTTCTGTCATTGTTGATAATAGGTTTATCAATTAGACCGAATTTTTCTATCAGATTTCCAAGTCTTTCGAATTGGTTTTTGTGTATTTGTCTTGGATTCTTTGAATGTTCTTTTAGGTCTTTGATGGGAAGGCTTACTAAGTCCCATGTAACTTGTGATGGCATCTTGGCGGATGACTTCATGACATTCCTTTTGTAAAGAATTTCTTATACCATAATAGTTTTTTCTTTAGTTGCTTTTTTTTCATCACCTCTTCAAAATTGTGCCAAATTGCGCACAAGGATGAGAAATATGGGTCAAGAAATACAGTTAGAGCTTAATCTTTACAACAAAACAGAAGATCAATTAACGCTTGAGGTTATGCAAAAGCAATTAGATCAAATGTGTGAAAGTGTGGGTAAGGTTAGGCGAAAATTATTTGCGGAAATGGATATGGTAAAGAAGCAATTTGCACTAATGCAAAAAGAAAATGAGGACCTTAAGACTTTAGTTAAGTCTTTTAAGACAGAGAAGACAGATTTTTCCTATTCTCAAAATGGATTGCTATTTAATGTAATCCAATCCCCAAGGGAGATGGTTAACATTGCATAGGTTCAATCTCTATCCTAATCGCCATTATCTTTCCTTTTTCTTGGGCATAAGTCCATTTGATTCTTGGGTCTGAATCTGCATGCCCTTTATTTGTTCTATGAGATAGATAAACCTTTCCATTCCTTTTCCTTTTTTGAACATACTCCACCACCCTTTCGGGAAAGATACAAGCGCCGATCTCGTCTTTTATCCATTTAAAGGCCATAGGAAGGTTTTCTTCGCTATCCAGTACCCTGGGCCCAATTCTTGTTAATGTGATCATGCAGGGCAAATAAATGGGCTTGTTGAGGTTTTTAAACAGCTGCCTGATAAAGAACTGCTGTTGATTATGCCTTTTCGCCTTTTTAAACCAATGCTCATTGCTGTTCCCTTCACTAACGGTTTTTAGCGGTATTTGCCATTTAATCTTCGTCGTCATAGAAATCCGCAATCTTGTTTTCATTGTACAGTCTATTTAATTTTTTCGTATGATCTTCCGATATGTAATCATTTTCCATATAGAATTCATAGATTTTATCTACGACTGATCTGTCAAATGCAGGGTGCTTATTTGCGTATGTAATGAGCCTAAGTAAAATCTCTATTTGTTTGCCTTCCGTATATAACATTCATGCCTCCAAAATTGGTATTCTGTTTTTTCTTAATTGTTCCGTGAATTTATCCATAAAGTCCTTAGAATCATAGGTTAACGCAAAAACAAGAGGACCATTTACTAATTCAATATGCTTATTACATGCTGTAATTATTGCTCCTCCAACTTGTTTTCCATCATATTTCATTGCATAAGCTTTATTCATCTCTTCTCTTGGTGTTTTGTCTATGGGTAATTCTGGTTGAACTCTACAAGCCCATTTTAGAGCTTGGAGAAGTCCTTTAGTGATCACTGTTTTAGGATGAGTTACGTACTTTACGCCATGTTGTACCTTTTCCCGTGAATAGTATCGCGTGATCTCTTTTTTCTGATCAATCGAAATATCAATTGATTCCAGTTCAGGCCAAATCAATGGCTTTTCGTTCTTTTTCTTTGGCGAAGCTAAAGGAACAACAGCAGCAGACAAAACAGGCTTTGCCTGTTGTTGTTCTTTAGTATTACTATACATATTATTGCTATGAGGAGCGTTTATGGCGCCCGATCTTATGGCGTCCCCAAAAGGGCGGTCCGGTAAACATTTTTTGAAATTGGGAGAGGATTCAATTTCTTTCTTCCTTTTGGCAATCTCAACTTTAGAATCAGATATTATTGTCTCTATTGGAAGAAAATCCCCATTTTCTGCACGAGGTTGATAACGATAAGCATAGCCATTTTCAACACATTCATTGATTACAGAATATATAGCTTTTTCGCCTTCCTTAAGAACGCTACATAAATGGGTAATGTGAAATTTCCAATCCTCTTTTTTGGTTAGACAATAACCAATAAATCCTTTAGCCTTTAGGCTCAAGTCCGGATCTTCAAACATCGAGTTAAGTAGCTGAACAAAATGAAATCTGCTATCCCTTACGCCGCGTATTGTACTCATTATTTCCCTCCAATCTTAAATTTGTTGAAAAAAATACACAAATTTTGTAGAAAGAAATTGTCCAACATGATACAGTGTTTGTGAAAATGTTGAGAATTTTCTTTCTTGTTACGAGAAGTTGTGATCTCAGTAACATTTGTGTTTTTGGCTGCACAACTTTTGTGCAGCCTTCCTTTACTTACATAGCTCCAACGACTTCATCCCAACCGACCAATTCGATTGTAACGCCATCTTCGCTTTTTATATATTCTAAGAGTCCTTCAGCACACAATTTGCGAAGGCTACTCATGGTAACAGCTTTTCCATACTTTGCACGGATTACATCCCATGAAAGCCGAAGCTTATTATTTTTGTCCTTATGATCCCATAAGAAACAATATACCTTACTCACGTTATCCATGATTTGCTCCATGAATAAACGAGGTGGTAATGAGGGCACTGTGTCTAAATCTTGGCGGACGACCATGACATTTCTCCTTTTGTTGGTTTGCCTATATTTAAGATAAATTAAAAAAAAAATCTATCAAAAAAAAGGAAAAAGAACAAATGTTATAGTCTTTATTTTAATTTAGGTGTATAGATTGAATAGAGGTCTATATGATAAAGCGTTTCGATCTATATTCACAATCCAACGGGCAACCCCCTAAAAAGCCAAATCTATTGGGTCCCAGCCTCATTTTGTTGCTGATTATGTTCTTCCTGTTGCTCTTTACCTTTCAGGTTTTTTTTACGGACCCTCGTTTTTAGTTTGATTATTCCATTGGTAGCCGCACATATATCTTTTGCAAGTCTTGCGCTCGCCCGTTTGGTTCCCTTGTCAATTGCAGAAATATAAGTGGGAGTAGTCCCTATACTTTCGCTAAAGTCCTTAAGCGTCATGCCGATATTTGCTAAATAAGCTCTGATATTTTGTACTTCCATAACATGCCTCCTTTTTTTCAAGGTTCCTATATACCGGAAAACATAAAATAGGTCAATAGAATAAATATGGAGAGAAAGCAATCTTTTTTCTTGCAATAAATCCTTAGGATCTATAAATTCATGCACATTGACAAAACAAGGAGGCAAAAATGAAAGATAAAATAGACCTAGATTCACTGTGCATAGAGATTACTTCTGACATGGTGTTAGAATGTGCTAAAAAAATTAGCGAATCTAATCCAACCAAAAAAAAGAAAATAATGAAGCAGATGCTAAAGGATCTCATACAGGATCAATTTTCAGAAAATGCGAAAAGCAGACTTGAAACAAAATAAAGCATTATTAAAAAGAATGAAATCTCCCCTTTAGGATTCGGCCTAAAAGGGAGCAAAAAATAATTTAAATTAAAGGGAAAGTTATGTATACAATGAAAGAACATGCAGTGCCAGAAAGTCATCCGCCAAGATTAATGTCCAGACACCGCACAAATCATAATATTGATGCGCCTGTTTTAAATCAATCTTCTTCTGGCAAAACTCAAATGATTAACAGCCAAAAAGGAGATAAAATGAATAAAGTCGCTACCTTATCTGAGGCAGATACCCAATGTGGATCAGGGCATTTTACCCCCAAACAAATTGATATCCTTAAAAATTCAATATGCAAAGGTGTAAGTAATGAAGAATTTGAGGTTTTTTTGATGGCTTGTCAAAAGACCCAGCTAGACCCTTTCATGAGACAGATTTACGAAGTTAAGAGTAAACAAAAAAAAGCAGATGGCACGTGGGGAGAGACAATGACCATTCAAACAGGGATAGATGGCTACAGACTTATTGCGGAAAGAACGGAACGCTATGCCCCAGGTCCTGAGCCTACATATGTTTACGATAAAAATGGCCAATTGATTTCTTCTACCTCTTACATAAAGAAACAAACAAAAGATGGCACTTGGCACACGGTTTCAGCAAGCGCATATTTAGATGAATATTGCCAAACTTTTATAGACAAACAAACAGGAGAGAAGAAACCTACTGGAATGTGGGTTAATATGCAAAGAACTATGCTGGCCAAATGCGCGGAAGCACAAGCTTTAAGAAAAGCTTTTCCAGCTGAGATGTCTGGTATTTACACTAAAGAAGAAATGGAGCAGGCTGATTTTCAAATTATTGATCCTCCGACAGGAAATAAAATAACCAAACAAATAATGGATCCTTCCCCGTCCAAGCCAATAGCACTGCTCTCTAATGAGCAAATAACAGAGTTAGTGATGATCCTTAGCGAATGTGAAGAGGAATATCAGCTTGAGGTCGATGACCACATTAAAAAGTATTTCGGCCCTGATTTGAGTTTTGTCCCTGCTGAAATGTTTGATAGAATTAAAAGTGCTGCTGTGAACAATATGGAGAAAAATCACGAGAAGCAAAGAAAAGAAGCCCCTCAAGCCTTATCTAAGGAAGCTCAATGAATGCTAAAGACATTATCCGAGAAGTTGAAGAACAAGCCGGCGAATGGCTAGAAATGCATGAAAACCCTGCCGAATTAGTGGCAGGGATTTTAGCACATAAAGTGGTAGCACTTAGCAATTACATTGAATACTTAGAAAAAAGGGTGGGGACATATGAACAAAAAAGCATCTCAAATATTAGAAATTGAACAGGGCTCGCCAGAATGGCATGCCCTTCGTAAAACAAAAATAACAGCAACTGACGCCGCCATCATCATGGGCGCTTCTCCCTGGAAAACAAGGGCCGAGCTGTACGCAGAAAAAAAATCAAATGAGGCCCCTAAGGCCCCAACTGAAAGAATGCAGAGAGGTATTGATTTAGAACCTATTGCAAGAGATCTTTTTTGCAAGACTACAAGACATCGAATGATCCCCAAAGTAGTTATAAAAGAATGGGCTATGGCTTCGTTAGATGGCATAAACGCATGGAACGAAGTTTTAGAAGTTAAATGCCCAGGTGAAAAGGATCACTCAATTGCCAGATCTGGAAAAGTGCCCGATCATTACTATCCACAGCTACAGCATCAAATGTATGTATGTGATTCGGAAAAGGCTTTCTATTATAGCTTTGACGGGTCAGATGGCGTGATAGTAGAGGTTGAAAGAGATGATAAATACATCGAGAAAATGCTAACAGAAGAGAAGAAGTTTTATGATTGTCTCTTAAATGATACACCTCCACCACCTTCAGAGGATGAATACATTTTGCGCGATGATCCTATTTGGGTTCAGGCATCTCACCGTCTGATCGACGTAAGATCTCAAATAGAAAAGCTCCAAGAAGAAGAAGAAGAGCTTAAAAAAGCACTGATCTTCTTAAGCGGAGAGCGCAATTCAAAAGGCGGAGGTATTTCTTTATGCCAGGTGCAGAGAAAGGGAAATGTCGATTATGCCAAAATACCCGAGCTAAAGGGTGTCGATTTAGAAAAATACAGAAAATCATCAATTAACAGCTGGAGGATTACATGCAGCGATTAAAAGAAGTTATCAAATTCCTAATAGGTCTACAAAATGCCTTACACTTTCATTTATCACCTACCTCACTCTTTATTGTGAGATGTGTAGTGGTAACCATGTGTATCAAAAGTGTTATAGGCGTGTTGCCTTTTCCTAGATATGAGATGCTGGAAGATCATACCAAGATCAACAAAGTCACGGGTGAAGCTGATTTTAAACATACTCTTTGGAGTAAGATGTAAATTAAAGAAGGGGATAAGCATGAGTGAAAAAACAACATTGAAAATACCCCCTAATTCCAAAGAGTCTGAAATGATGGTCTTGGGATGTATGCTCACCTCTATCAACAGCTTAAATATCGGCGCTGACTCTTTAGATGAAGGGGACTTTTATTATACGGAGCATAAAATCATTTTTCAGATCTTGAAAAATGCATATAAGAGCGATAAGCCGGCTGACTTACATCTAGTCTGTGAAGAGCTGAAGCGACAAGATCAGCTTAAAGCTGTTGGAGGCGCTGGATATGTGACCTCTCTTGCTCAATTTGCAGGCACATCAGCATATACGGAAGAGTACGTTAAAGTCGTAAAAAATCAATCAATACTTCGTCGCATGATTTATGCCTCACAGAATATAGAAAAATCTGCCTTACAAGCGCCTGAAGATGTCTATGGATGTCTTGATGATGCGCAAAAAATGTTCTATGAAATTAGCCAACAAGCAAATTCCAATTCAGGGAAATTAGTTAGTGACATCTTAAAAGGATCAAAATCCGCTAACAATCTCTCTTTTCTGAATACTCTTGAGCAAAGGCAAGAGAAATTTGCATTATTAGGCCCTGAGGCCTCCAAGATTACAGGTGTGTCCACTGGCTTTGTTGATCTAGACAAAATGATCAATGGTTTAGGGAACTCTAATCTTATTATACTAGCTTGTAGGCCTGCAATGGGGAAAACTGCCCTTTCCCTCAACATTGCTCAGCATGTTAGTAAAAAGATTCCAGTGGGTATTTTCTCTCTAGAAATGAGCGCTGAGCAGCTTGTACATAGGATGGTTTGCTCACACGCAGAGGTAGAGTCCTCAAAAATATTAACCGGTTCATTAAACGGAAAAGAATTTCAGCACATCGTTGAAAGTGTAAAGGAGATTCAAAATCATGTAATGATCATTGATGACCAGGCAGGCTTAAAAGTGACTGATCTCAGAGCGCGCGCTAGGCGCATGAAAGAATCCCATAATATAGGTCTTCTGATCATCGACTACTTACAATTATTGTCCGGTTCAAATACAAAAGGCCAAGAAAATCGGCAGCAGGAAATTTCAGAAATTTCCAGAATGTTGAAAAATTTAGCTAGGGAGCTAGATATCCCAATTATATGTTGCTCTCAACTCTCAAGAAAAGTGGAAGAGCGAGCTGGGCATCGCCCTGTTATGAGCGATCTACGGGAGAGCGGTAGCATTGAGCAAGACAGCGATGTTGTGATGTTCTTATACCGGAGGGAATATTATGATCCAAATGATAAACCTGGCATGGCGGAGCTAATCGTTTCCAAAAATAGACATGGCCCTGTCGGAAACGTGAATCTAACATATCGTAAAGAGTTGGCCAAGTTTGCTAATTATACTGCGATGAGATTTACTTCAGATTAAAGAAGGGGGTAAGACTCAACACCCTACCCCATTCCACAAAACAAAAACAAGGAAGCTAATGAGGAGTAACTATATCCCTGTTCTTACACTACCTTTGAATTTTCGTCACCACTAAAATAAAAGAAGCGCCTTGCGGGGCGCTTCTTCTAAAAATTCCATTACACTCTAGTGACTCTCGAGAAAGAGCTTAGATTATTTCTTCTTTTTTGTCATCATTTTTTTTCCCATAGCGCATACTTTGTCTCTTTTTTTGTCAGCGCTTAGCAATGATTTTTCGCCTTTCAGCAGTGATTTTGTCTTAGATTCTAACTTTTTGATTTTCTTATCCACGACTATTTTCCTTTCTTTTTTGGTATTTTAGCACCCGATTTCCTTGCTGTGTTTAAGGCTATCGCGATTGCTTGTTTACGAGGATGATTTTTCTCTTCCTCTTTGATATTTTTTCCGATGTTCTTTTTCCCTTTAAGCAATGGCATGATAATCTCCTAATGCATCCCTGCTAATGCAGGAATGGTTAATGTTGGAGTAACTGTTGTGCTTGGTGTGACAGTCTCGTCGATTACATCTTTTGCTTTCCCTTGTGTATGCGCCATTGTAATGGAGTATGTACATGCTGACAAAAGAATGATACCAGCAAAAAAGACAATTAAATACTTCATATATCTCCTTTTCTATAGAACCTTTTCAACAGAGAAATAGGTCATTCTTAAACCACCGGTAGATGATGTTCCCGCAATGCTGGCTGTATTGCCAGCGCCATTGGAAACCGTAAGGTTCACTGCAACAGTGTTTGTGGCTACTAAATTTACAGTTCGAGTAATTTCGATGCTTCTGGCTAATGCCTGATTGTTAGGAATCTCTGCTCTATAAGTAACGCCCCCAGCAACGATATCTAATTGAAAAACTGTCATAGCAGCTGTAACGTTTGCGACATATACTTGAGCGTAGCATAAATATTTTCCATCTGCGCCCGCTGGAACTGTGAAAGTATTAGAAGCAAAGTTATTAGCTTGGTCATACATTTCAGTATCAAAAGGCACTGTGACTGTAGCGCCGGCCCCGGTTTGATTAGTTACAGATGTTCCAAGATAAGCAGCAGAAGCAGGTTGAAGAAAGTTAGTCCATGCGCCAGTCGCAGAAGTTGATAAATATATTGTTCCTGTTCCAATGCTTGTGCTGTAGAAATTAAATATTCCTGACTCTGATTGGAAATCCAATGCGCTTGAATTATTAAAAGCATGCAAAATAACGTGATCAGCAATTCTTGGATCCACTGTATACGAACTACTAACCGCATCTAATCCTACTGCGCAAGAATCTGAATCAACTTCTAACCTTGCATAAGCTCCAGTTCCACCAGTACCATTAGTAATTCTGGTAACACTACCGCCATTTTGATTTTTTTGAAACACGACAAAATTATTTGCATCAGACGTACCACTCGCATTTGCTCCAAATTCAAAAGCTCCCGTAGTAGTCATTGCGCCTATGAAAGTTCCTGATGATGGGCTGACGGTTGCGCTGTTGGTTGAAGTAAATTTTAGTGAATCAAGATCAGAATTGTCGGCGCCTATAGACCAAGACCTTGCCGTTCCAATTGTATATTGAGTCCACGGGTCTCCTGCTGACGTTCCACCGACAAGGATATTTTGCCTTGCAGATGATGTGCCAGAGGTGTTGTCTGTGTTTTGAACTTGTAAAGAACGAGTACTTGAAGCGGTAGAAGTGTCAAAACTAAAGTCTCCTAATGTATATGGAGTCAGCATACGGATATCCACTTCATTAGCTGAAGTAACTGTCTGTATTCCGCTTGTATTGGGGGTGGCTTGCCCTTTTATATTCAAAACGCCTAATGCTGTTGGTAAAGATGTGCCTGTGTCTGTGATAAAGCTTTGTGCAGCGGTCCCCCCACCTCCAGAGACAAGCACCCAGCCGGTATTTCCTGTCCCTGTCGCCTTAAGCCATAAATTTCCAGATGTTGGATCGTGTGAAAGTGATGAAGGGTTCGCTGCTACCGTACCGTTCGGATTTCCAGAAAAGTTGACGTTAGATACATCTGTAGCCGTTTGTTGCATTAGGGTTATGGCTTGAGCCGTAGAGGCTTGAAGCCTTTCTCCTAGCGCAAACATTACTTCATTGTCAAAGCCTGCCATAAATTCCTTTGATTATTGAACAACCACATATGTTCCGATTGCTTTATAGCGTACCTGCAAACCGGCAACGCCAGTTGCCCGTAATATGATGTTATTTCCGGAAGATGTAAATACTAGAGTTGCTAACAACAATGAGGCGTCTTCATCATTATCGCTAAAAGGAGTTGCCACGACGGTAGCCGTTGCACCATCTGTTTTAGCAGATGCGAACATCGTATACCCAACTCCATCTCCAGAAATTGGAGCTAAACCAGTCACATAAAATTCAAATCGAAAGACAGCTACCCCGAAAGGGGTAAGATCAAAAGTAATTAAATCAACAGGATTGGCATTAAAGCTAGCTCCCGAGCCTACTAATCTTGCTGTCTCCTGTACAACAACGGTATTTCCACCATCGGGGTCGGCTATTACCTGTATCCCATTATCTGTAAAATCTGAAGTGGACCCACCCAGGATATTAAGAATATTTGCTGCCGGTATGGCTACTCCAATATCTGTGTCATACTCTGTCGCTACCTCTGGGGGTAGAGGCCCAGATCCAGAACTGCGCTTAGTAATTTGACTCATTCACAGCCTATGGGTAATTAATGTATGTATAAGAAATAGAAAAATCGCCACTCGCGCCATTGCCTGTAAATATAGTCCCTTTAGGGAACGTATATAAATCATCATCTAAAACAAGCGCTTCCCCTGCATCGAAGGTTTTCCATTGAATAGGACCTCCACCAAGATCAATAGAGATAACAACGGGAACGGTCCCTAAGTTATCCATAATTATCTTTACAGGGGTGTATAGAAGGGTTCCAATGACGACATCACTTCCCGTCATTGTTTCTATTAGCTCAGGAGCTGGAAGCATCTGCTGATGGAGAATAAATACAGACATTTTACACTCCTATTAGTTAACGATTTCCCATCCGATTACAGAAACATCGCTAGCCTGTAGAGCAGTAGCGTTAGCAACTTGAACGGCATTTATAACAAATGAAACTCCAGCTGTTTTAGTGCCTAAAGTTACAAATCCGAGTGCTGCGGCTCCTGTCGCCCCAACGCCCTGACGATATAGTCTAACCTGAGAAGCTGCTGTTATGGCTGTTGTGGCAACTGTTGCAGTTCCACCAACTAGAGTTACAGTTCCGGCAGAGTTGGCTCCTGCTGCGGTTGTAGTGCCCACGCTTCCGTAAACGTCTTTATTTCCGGCAGCTGTTCTTACAATGTTTCCATTTGTGGCTGTGATATTGCCTAGTGTGGCAGTTAATGAAGTGCCTGCTGTTATTGATGTGCCCGCAGACATAGATCCGAGGGTAGCGTTGATATTGCCGGCTGATGCTACAATATTTCCAGTAGTAGAAGTGATTCCTGTTCCAGCTGTCAGCGTGGTTGTTGCCACCATAGACGTGCCAGAGGTCACAGTTGTAGTTGATGCGATAGATCCAGGAGCAATAAAGGCCGCTGGAATGCTTAGAACAACGTTTCCAGTTGTAGGGGCAGCTGTAATTTGGTTAGCTGTTCCTGAAACTGAAGAAACTCCAAATGCAGTATTAGCTGTCTGATACCATAAACCTGCCCCTACAGTATAATATTGGACTGGTGGGTTTACACTATTATCTTGCCAACGTGTGCCTGGATTATAGATATCTTGAGTTGAAGGAGCTCTAAGAGCGTAACCAATAAATTGTGGGTATACAAATGCGTCTACACCTGTTGCAAAAGGGGTTCCTTGTGCGGTGTTTCCAAGGGCTGCGGTCATAAAAATGCCTCCATAGAGTGGTTTAAACTGAATGTCTAACTACATCTACGACGGCGAACTCGTACTACAGCCAGGAGGCGCGACCTTCCTTTTTCGCTAAATTCAATTTATCAAGTAATTATTTTAATGGCGAGAAAATTATGCAACTTTTTTGTAAGGGAATCCACCGAGCTTCAATAATGTGTAAACGCTGGCTCCCATGCTAGGGACTTTCCCTTTCCACCATTTACCCCATTTGTTATGGCCATCAGTTCTAGCAGGCACTGCACCGCGCCTAAATAGCTCATACATGGGCGGAGGAACATTATCATAGGCATAGACAGGGCCATTACGATTAGGATGTTTTCCTAAAAACCGAACATATAGTTTTCCTGTTTGATCATCATAAGCAAAGCCTTCAACATTGCTTGAGGGCATTCCTGGCTCTATAGGTGGTCCAGGAGGCTCAGAACCCCCCTTTAGACCTTCCTGTCTAAGTTGCTGTATTTGATTAGCAACTTTTTCAATCACCTGTAAAAGCAAGTCTTGAATAAATTGTGGAGGCTCTTCGCCCATGGAAATAATATCGCTAACAAGCTGTTTAAGTTCGCTCTTAAGCTGATTTATCTTTTCTTCATTCATTATGAGTTCAACACGCTTTGTAATGTTTGTGCAATTTGATCCCAATTTCCAGAAGATTGATTTTGGGCTTGTTGTGGGTTTTGTTGTTGTGTAGGCTGAGCTGTTTGACCATTTCCAAAAACTGATTCTACTATAGACGACCAAGGCGATTTATGATCTTTCGTAAGTTTTGTTATTGCATCATCAAATTTTTTGCTTGTCCTGGCTGCAAGCCCTGCTGCAATAGGAGTATCTCCTTTTCCCACACGTTCTTTAATAAATTGATGTAATTCCGGGGAATATTGTTCAATAATATTACGATCCTGGTTAACCGCCCTCTGTTTCTCCCCTTTAGAAAGTTTGTCTTTGATGAAATTCATTCCCTCTTCTACATTCAAGCCCATATCTTGACCTTTTTTCAGAAAAGAACCTAGCTGAGGACTGACTTTATTTATTCCTTTAATCGCTAAAGCTGTAGGGATGTATTGATTAAAGAAGGGCATCACTTTGGAAGCAAGTCCTGATCCTACAGCTGCCGCAGTTCCCGCAGTTGTGGCGACTGTTGCAGCTGCTTTTTTGATATTACCCCGATACTTTTTATCTCGCTCAATTTGTGCCTGATTGGCAGCTTCATCAGATCTTAAAACCATAATTATCTCCTAAAAAGTGGAAGGTATAACAAGTCTGCCCAATTTGGCAAAATATCGCGGCCTGTCTCTGCTAATTCTTGTCTTTGTCTATAATTTAAGCCTAGCCTATCTTTATCTTCGGATATTTGATCAAAGAAAGCCCGTTGATCAAAGAAGGGGTCTTTATTTGATAAGGAGCGAGCAATTGCTAATATACTATCATCAGGCCCTAAACCAAGATTTCCAATATCAACAGCAGCTTTTCTTGCTTTTTGCTCGTCAGGGACGGAGCTTGTTTTATGACTGGAAATATACGATGAGATTTTTTGACTTGGAGGAAAAGCGATAAGAGCGGACCCCTGTGGGGACATTCCAAATTTATCACCTTGAAGAATATTGTTAAATTCCTCTAAGTTTCCCGATCTCTTGAAGATATCTTGAAATTCCTTTAAGTTTTTATTAGCTTCGTTTCCCTTTAGGAGCGCTTCAAAACCTGTTGTCTCTCCTAACTTTCTTAATTTATCTTTGGCCATAGCGGTTCGATATAGCCTTTCAGACCAATCATTAGCAACATTATCAATATCCGCATCAGGGTGTTCTATTAAATCCCTCTGCATGGCTCTTTGAGTATTGATAATCATAGGGCCTTCAACATCTTTATAAACATCCTTATCCGTCTTCTGTAATTTTGTTTCTAAGTGTCTTTTTAAAGACTCGTTAGCCTTATCTTTCCCTGCTTGGACTTGCTCTAGCCTGCTTCTATAGGCCTCTGGCTGTTGCAAATACCTTGCTTCATCATCTGAAGCTAGTTGTCTTGCTTGATCAGGCAAAAATCCTTGATTAATATAATCTGCAACAGCGGAATTTCTTTGCTGTGGACTCCAAGGTGAGCGTGGGAGATTTTCTTTATTTAAGGCATTTCCTGGCGTAACCTGAGGGATATCCTGATTTCTTTGAAGGTTGGGAGTTCGTTGATTATTATTTACAGCGCCAGCCAAAGGCATTTGATTAGGCTGTGATGTGCTACCTGCTTGCATTTGTCTATTTGGACTTGCATTAATTTGTGAAGAAGAATCATAAGGACCGCCTGCATCTTGTAGTCCATTCTGCGAGGCATTTGGACCACCCCTTCCAGCAGCTCTGTTAAATGCGTTCCCTTGGTTTTGTATCTTTGCTAATTCTCCAAAGGATTGAATCATTTGAGGAGTAATTCCAGGGATTGCCGAAAGTCGGGATAGCTGTTGTATTGGTGTTAAATTTTGATGATCGGTTTCAAAGCTTTTCAGCCCTTGGGCTAATCTCCCCCTATCAATTTCTTGAGGTAGTTGCTCAGCAAGACCTTTGCCAATACCTGAACCAATTCTTCCGAATAAATTGCCCTGCTTAATATATTGCGCCATTGTTATCCCCCCCCCGCTCCTTGTAAAAATTTAGGCAATTGGAAACCACCGCCAATATTTGGGCTAGCCTGAGGAGAATTTCCATATGGACTAGTATTAGCGCCAACTTTATTCCCTTTTCCACCAAACCAACTTCCCGCGACGCTCCCGAGCGCGCCTCCTAATGGGCCACCCACAGCAGTGCCAAGCGCTCCACCTATAGCCGGAGCCACTGAAGAAAGAAAGCCCTCGGTTCCTGGCTGAGTTACCATATTCTGGCTGAAGTTTTGTAGTCCTATTTGACCTGCATTTTGTAAGCCTTGAGCGCCCGCTTGTCTTAAGTTTGCCCTAATAGCGCCAAGTCTTTCAGCAAGATCAACAGAGCCTTGATTTTGAGCATTCCTAAAGCCCGAACTAGATAAGCCACCTGCGCCCATTCCAGCAAATTGCTCTGATATCTGCGGGGCTATGTCTTGATTATATTGTCTTAATGCGGGAGCTGCAAAGGCATTATAATCTGCGCTGTTATCGCTTAAGAGGTTTCTGTAATAATCTGATGCATCTCCAAGCGCCCCTCCAGCCCCTCTTCCAAGACCTGCATTTACAGCTTGTCTATAAAGCGGCTCTTGTTCTGGTCTGAGAGTTGATACATTCTCTCTCTTTTCTGGGGTTCCTCCAAAGAGACTGCTAAAAAAGTTGGGCATACTAAACCTCTTGTAAATATTCTATTGTTACGAAACATCTAGTGAAGGCGGATTCATCAACCGCAACCGTTATGTTTACATTTGTCATATCCATATCTAAACTAATATTTGTAAGCGATGCAGCATCCGCGTAGGGAATTGGCTTTGCTGTTAATGCTATTGGGTCGGTTGCTGCTGCAAACATCTGTACTAAGGAAAAGTTATCCGTTACCGAGATCCCATGAGGAGCCGACTTAGTTCCTGCCGCTGGTAATGCCCCAAAATCTATAACCTTTCGCAAAACCTGTCTAAATACTTGGGAAGTGCTCAAATCATCTAGATTCTGAACACCCGGGATAAATGCCTTTCCGCTTAATAATTCTTCATCTAAAAACCAACCAATTTCCCTGATATTCACAGCATTAGAGATTCTTTTAAGCTGTTCGACTATGAAGGGTTTAGCTTCTTCCCAATCTTCCGGAATTGCATCATATACCGGAACAAAGCTCTCCAGTTGCTGGTTATCAGAAAAGTCATTCATTATTGCGCCCTTTGAACTTTAAGTGACCAAAACACACTTAGTGGGCCTCCGCTATTGTTCTTTAACTGTAGGGTATTTCCCGCAAACTGAGGAGCCAAAATATTAAGCCCTGGATTTAGATTTATGAGCGCAACTCCTCCTGTTGTCCACAAAATGGTAGCTAATGCTTTATTATTTGCTGGTGCGATTGTAGCAGCAGCGAAAAGCTCACAGAACACTACTGACATTCCTGTAAAATCTAGGATGTTTGTTGTCATTGTATCTGGAATAACGACAGCTGCTGCGCCAGAATTTAAATTTGTAAGCGGCGTCGGAACGGCATTATTTATACCCCGAGAATAGTGTAATAATCCTAAGGCAGCATATTGCTGGTAGGCGTAGAATTGAAGTGTAGTGGCGCTGGTAGCTGGTGGAAGCCCATCTGGTGGGCTATTGACTACAGCAGGTGTAGTGACAAAATTATGAAAGCCTTGGTTAGGGGTTGCATTATTAAGCGGATAATGATTTGTTCCATATACTATATTTGCTTGCTCGAAGTTGCCCTGTAGGTTCTGATAATCCACATCGAGATTAACGGTCCCGGTCGGGACTAAAGGGTTATAGACTGGCATATGTACTCCTAAATTTGTGTTAATCTTCCTGCTTTTCTAATCCATAAAACTTGAGCATCGATTTGAACATCTTTTGTCTGCTCTTCTCCTGCCATCTGGGCATTTGAAAAGGCATATTGCAAAGTTAAAAAGTTCGATCTCGTTGGGCAAAAGACGCGTTGCCAAAACTTGCTGCCGCCTTTCGTGTTTAATGTCGATGTTGTCGTTGGAATTGTGGAGTTAAAAAAGGTATCTGGAATGCCTTGTGGCCCAGAGCCTTGAATACGGTTTTGAGGCAATGTATTTGAGGTTTCATCTTGGTTGTAATCTAAGTAGACATATAGAGAAATGGCACCTGGCTCATTAAGCTCCGTTGAATCCATTAAGATATCTAGATAGCCAAGCTGAATGCTTTGGCCTTCATCCAGAAAGTTAAATTTCTTACTGACTATTGAGAAATTCTCTCTTATGTAAATTAGGCCACCCCCAACATAGTCGCCAGCTGGCACATCTAATTGAGGAATACTAAATTCGCCCGTTGCAGAATCATACAGCATTAATCGAAAAGAATTCTGCGGATTGGCATTTGAATTGTCGCCTAGAATAATCCCATAAATCCCGTCATTTAAGTTGTCATATGGAGTTCCTGTTGGAATGCCTCGAATACCGATCACATCTCCAGTTTTAAGATTGTGATTGGGGGAAGTTATCACGGTTGGAAGAGTAGTATTTGGCTGTATTCCCGAAATATAGAGGCTTACATCATTAGTAGTTTCTTGATCTAGATATTCAACAAAGCCTTGTTGATTCCCACCAACAATATCGGGTTGTCCTCTTGCTTGCGTTCCTATCCAAGAGAAATTACATTGAATCCAAGGAATAGGCGTAGTTAGCCAAGTTCTACTTCCTTGTGGCTGAAATGTCCCAAGAGTGGTTAGAGAGTCCTCAAATAAAGCCCAGGAATCATTTTCATAGTTATAAACGAGTCTTATATTTGGATAAATTCGGTCGCCATCTGAAACATCCGCGTCATATTCAGAGGATAAAGGAATTGTCCAATATGCTAGACGATTGATGAAATCTCTAATTCCATGTACTCTTGTAGGACCATCATTGGCATTCTGTATTTCAAAGACAAAGTCGACGATTTTTATGTCGATTCTTTCAGATCTATAGCTGTCGCATTCAACAACGCCCTTATCCCCTATACCAATAAGCGAAGTATCGAATTGAATAGCCGAGAAAGGCCCTTCACCACCAAGCTCGCTATTAACACGCTCAATTTGAAAAGGGGCGATAGAACGACCAGTATAACGAAGCTGCCAAGTAGACCGCTCACAATAAATAACCAAGTTATCACGTACAAAACCCACAGAAACGATGTTCTCACTAGTAGGAATATCAAGAAAACCTCCCTGTCCTCTTATGTCGTCTCTCCATGAACCTGTTGCCGGTGGTCCCGCTGAATATGGAATGAATGGATTTCCAATGGTTGACCATCGTATTCTATTAGAAAAGTTAACAGCATTAGCGGCAGAAGTGCCTTCCCATGTATTAAAAGCTAACAGTCGCCCTCTAAAGGGCAGTAAAGA